ATAGGGCATTTAGTGTTTTGTAATGTGGTCAGGTCAAGCAGTTGTATATATGTGGTTAGGGGATGTTTGGGTGCAATATGATAGGGGAACATATGTACTAATAATAGTATGGAATGTACTAATAATTGTAGCTACATTTGGTTAAATTAAATTAAATTTTGTAGCTACAATTAAAATAATTTACTAAATTTGTAGCTACAAATAAAATAACCTATGAAAAGCAAGCCAATTGGAGTTAGATTTGACTTAGATAAGTTGGATATAATTCAAAAAGAGCAGAATTTGACATCTGTTCAGCAAGTAGTTAATTATTTAATGGATAATTACAACAGAACCGACTCAAATTTGCCACATAAGGTTCTTGATGGTAAGATTAACGCCAAGTTTATTCAAGTGCCTCAAAAAGAGCTTAAAAACGGCAATCCTGAGCCTCCTGAAGGGTTGGCTGGAATAGATTTAGCAATTTGGAAGTCTGAAAACTGGGATAAGCATTAATTTAATGTTAATATTTTGATATTTATTTTCAATAAAGCAATTTAATTTGTTAATTTTATATTAAAATGTTTTAATGACACAAAAACAGCAACTAGCAGCCGAGTATTTAGCAAAATTCCCGTCTATTAGTAAACACTCAATTGCGGCTAAACTTTATAACGATCATGAACATATTTTTAATAGCGTAGAGCATGCAAGAACGGCAATACGAATGATTACCAATTCAGCTGGTACTAAATCAAGTCCAAGAGTGAAAATAACTCACACTCCGGATTTGCCTCCATCTAAAATGCAAAATAGAGCATTTGTAGATTTACCAATAAGTTCTAATAATATTCTTTGGTTATCTGATATTCATATTCCAAATCAAGATAACAATGCTATTAAATTAGCTATTGAGTATGGGGTTAAAAATAAAATTAATTGCATTGTATTAGGAGGAGATATTTTAGATAATACACCATTTACAAGTCATGATGCGCCACCTCCGGGCAAAGATGATGTTGTTGAGTGGTTTGAATATTGTGAAATATTTCTGTCGCATTTAAGAACAAAATTTCCAAAAGCGCATATAGTTTGGTTAGAAGGAAATCATGACAATTGGTATGTAAGATACTTAATGAAAAAAGCACCTGTATTTTTTAATGATGAATATTACAGATTACCACAAAGACTTGATTTAAAAAAATATAACGTAGAATTTTACGAACAACACACAGTGGTTCGCGCGGGCAAGTTGCATATGTTGCATGGCCACACAATTGTAAGAGGATTCATGGCACCTGTAAACGCTGCAAGAGGTGTATTCATGAGAGCTAAAAGCTCAATGATTATCGGGCATGTTCATTCTACATCAAATCATTCTGAAACAAATATAAAAGAAGAACCAATTAGTTGTTGGAGTGTTGGATGCCTTTGCACACTAGCTCCGGACTATGATCCGCACAATACAAAACACAATGTAGGATTCGCACATATTTTAGTAGAAAAAAACGGAGAGTTTGAAGTTCTAAATAAAAGAATTATCAATAATAAAATTTTATAATTATTTTTTAGAATAATTTAATATTATATATTCAGCCATATCTTTCGGAACATTTCTATATGTCTTTTTAAAACCCTTTGGTGACATATCTATTAAAACCTTGTCATTATATATTCCTGTAGGAAATCTTTTAAGAATGGGTAGCATATAATAACTGTATAAATATAAGTTAGCTTTTTTGATGTATCTAGTTTGATTTACTGGAAGCCCCCATTTTTTAATTTTTTCAACAGCTCTTGTTTCGCAGTCTTTTTCTAATTCAACCATAGAGTCAAGCATGGTTGCTATTTGTTTTTTATTAAGCATAATATTACCTGCAAGCCAATCCCATGTTTTACCTGTATTATCATTCCAACTATCCCATCTTTCATCTGATTTCCATTGTTCCATATGAGAAAATTCATGGATAAGTATTTCAACCCATTCTTGAAACGGTCTACCACAAGCAACTACAAGTGCTTTATCTGTTTCACAAAAATAACCACTACATTCTTGTAAATAATCGTCTGTAAGTACTACATTTCTAGATGGCGACAAAACCAACTCTATCCCATATTTTTTACACTGTCTTTTTACTGACGTTATAAAAGGTTTATATTCTTCAGGGACGATATATTTCATATCTCAAAATTAAGATTAAAACTACAAAAAGCCCCCGTTAAAAATAACAGGGGCTTCAACTAAAATCTAACCAAAAAAAACACGGAACTATGTAAAATTATGTGTTTTTTAAATTATTTTTAAAAATTTCTTTTTAACCAAGTCTAATTTAGCCCTATATTCAATAATTAGCCCTTTAAGCTCGTCTTTTGTTGGTTTTGCAACCTGTCTAGCCACCTCTTGCAGATATTCAACCGTGCCAGATCTTTCTTCGTCTAATCTTCTAGCATATACCTCCAAATTGCCTGATAAAAAGACGTTATCATTTTCAGATTGTGGGCGGCAGTTTTGTTCTAACCATCTAGTTCCTAAATTTGCTCTTGGAATAAAATGTCCATTTTGAATTTTAGTCCAATGATATTTTTTACCTGAAGTAAAACACTCAACCATTCCTTCTTTATCTGCATATTTGCATCTAATATATTGACTAAATACATGATCAAGATCTTCAGTTAAATTTTTAAAACTTTCAAAATCTTCTTCTTCATGTGCATCCATTCTCCTTTGTGTACTATGTATTGTAGAGCATTGCTTACACATTTTTTTTGAAAAATGATAATCAACTTTACCACAATTAACGCATCTTTTCTTCTTTACAATTATTGTTGAGTTTCTCATTTTGTTTATTATATTTTACGTCAATTTTTTCTATATAATTTTTTACACATTCCCAATATAAAAAATTTTCAGGTTCTTTACATTTGTTTAGTTTATCTTCAGAATATTTAATTGATTCTAATTTTGCTTTTTCTATTTTTTCTTCAAATGGGATATTTAATTTTAAAAAAAACTTAGTGTAAATCTCGACCGCTTGTTCTTTGTGGGACATTTTCTGTTTTTTCTTTTAGTTTATGTAATTTATTGTCTATAAATTTATATCTGCCTTGATATTCTCCTTTTTTATGTACCTCGATTACCATATCAAGCCTTTTGGCTAATTCATAGACTAATTCTTTGTTTTCCATAAGCAAATATAATTAATTTAATAAATTAACAAAAAAATTTTTTGGAATCTAAAATAAATACTTTTACTTTGCTCTTGTAAACAACTAAAATTTATGGAAAAAGAAAAAACACTTGACGCAAGAGATGCGGTTTTGTTGCATCTCGAAGAAATCGAAAGGAATTTATCATGGCTTTCGGAAAAAACGCAAATACCCTACCCAACCCTTTATTCTGTATTTAAACAGAAACATTTTGCATTATCTGAAAAGAATTTAGAAAAGATAAACAACGTATTTGGGACAAATTTTACAAACAATTAATAAAACTAAAAAATGCCAAAGGACACATTTTATTTTTCACATGACTACAACAGTAGGAATGATGAAAAAATTAAAAAGCTAATTAGAAAACACGGGATGCAAGGGTATGGTATTTTTTGGGCTATTGTAGAAGAATTATACAATAATGCGAACGCATTGCATTTGGATTACGATGGCATTGCATTTGATTTAAGAACGGAAAGCGACATTATAAAAAGCGTATTACACGACTTTGATTTATTCGTTTTTAATGGTGATAATTTTGGTAGTTTATCTGTGCAAAATAGAATAAACAACAGGCAAGATAAAAGTCAAAAAGCTAGAGATAGCGCCTATTCTAGATGGAATAAAAATAAAATTGATGCGAACGCATTGCAAATGCAATCCGATAGCAATGCTATAAAGGAAAGGAAAGGAAAGGAAATAAAAGGAAAGGAAAGTAAAGAAAGTAAACCAAGTATTGATGAGTTTCTCTCCTTTTGCAAGGATGATATGATTAAAAATGGTATAAACTTTTCTTTGTATGAGTATTCCCTAAAATCCAAATTTTCATCGTGGGAAGAAAACAATTGGAAGGACGGGAATAATAAACCGATAAAATCATGGAAATCTAAAATACGAAATACTATTCCATTTTTAAAACCAATAACCCCATCTGTTTCTAGTAATTCGTATCAAGATAAAGTGAACCAAGCCGTAAAAGCATTTAAACCAATTCAGCAGTATGATAACGATCTTTAAAAACATTTATTCTAAGGAGCCTAACTATGTAACTCTAGAATACGGTTTAAACCGCATTAGGGAGGGCAAGAGTCGCCTATCTGTGGTCGAGATAAGGAATACTATCGATAAAGAAAAATCTGCCAATTTAAAGAAGAATTTGCCCTCTGTATGTTTTTCTGGAAAATTTGGTGCAGAAAGGAAGGATTCTGACCTAATTCTACATAGCGGGTACATAGTCTTGGATTTTGACAACATTTTTGAGCTAAGAGATCGTCAAACCGAGATTATCAGCAATAAATTTGTTTATGCTTGTTGGGTTAGCCCTTCAGGTAATGGGTTAAAAGCCTTGATTAAAATTGCAGATGGCAGTAAGCATAGAGAACATTTCCAAGCATTGCAGGATATATTCCCCGATATTGACAAAAGTGGGATTAATCCAAGCAGAGTGTGTTACGAAAGCTACGATCCTGATATTTACATAAACGAAAAAGCCGAGGTTTTTAAAACCATAAAAAAAACCGAAAAGATTGTTATTTATGAAAAAACCGATGATGATGACAAGATTTTTAAGAAACTTTTAACATGGCTATCAAACAAAAACGAGGCATTTGTAACCGGTGAAAGAAACAATTTTATTTTCAAATTAGCATCAGCTTGTTGTCGATATGGCATTGATGAATTGACTGCTAATTCTATGATTAACAATGAATTTTTAAGTAATTCAGAGTTTACAAAAAGAGAATCAGACAATGCTATTTCATCTGCTTATAGAACAAACAGAGGTAGATTTGGGAGTGCATCTTTTGATAAAGAAATTTTAGTTGATAAGACTTCTAAGTTAGAAATTAAAGTAGAAAATGCAGTTATTGATGAAGATGGCAGATTGAATGATGTGATTTACGGGATTGATGTAAAAGAGCAAGCACTTGGTTTGTATGAGCAAGGTTATGCCGCAGTAAATGGCATAAATGTAAAAGAAATGGACTATGCTTTTAAGCCAAAAAAGGGAGAGATAACAGTCTTGACCGGTATAGGTAACTATGGAAAATCTTCTTGGAAAAAATGGTATCAAGCAATGCGAATTTTGTTATATGGCGAAAAGTTTGCCACATTTTCACCCGAAGATAATCCACCAGAAGAATACTATCACGATTTTGTAGAAATTTTACTTGGTTGTGATTGCACTCCTGCAAATCCGAATAGGCCTTCAAGACAAATTTATGAATACACATACGATTTTGTTTGTAAACATATTTTTTATGTTTATCCTAAAAATGTAACTCCAACTCCTCAGTATATTATGGAAGTTTTCTTGCAGTTGATTGTTAAGGAAAATGTTGATGGCGTTGACATTGATCCGTTCAATCAGTTAGCAAATAATTATCAAAATTTTGGTGGTAGGGATAAATATCTTGAATGGGTTTTATCTTTATTTTCTAGATTTTCGCAAACAAATAATGTTTACTTTTGGATAATTGCACATCCGGTTAAAATGCAGAAATCAACAGATGGAAACTATCCTTGTCCTGATGTTTTTGATATTGCCGATGGTGCATTATGGAATAATAAACTTGATAATATTTTAGTTTATCATAGGCCATTTGGACAAACAGATCCACAAAATCCAACTTGCGAATTTCATAGTAAAAAAATTCGTAGACAAAAAGTAGTTGGTAAAAAAGGATTTTTTGTATTTGAAATGCTATTTAAAACTAGAAGATTCTTTTTTAATGGTTCAGACCCTATGCAAAAACTTTTGAATGAAAAAAATATGACATTTAAAACCGAATCCGGACAAGAAGCATCTCAAGGGTGGGTGCCTTTTGAAAACGAAAACGGAGAAGAAATAATTTTCTAAATATAAAACAATAAACAATGATTAAAATGCAAGTAATCGGGCATTTGGGACAAGATGCCACAGTAAACAATGTAAACGGGAAAAGTGTAATTAATTTTTCTGTTGCTCATTCTGAAAAGTACAAAAACAAAGATGGATTAGAAGTAAACAAGTCAACATGGGTAAGCGCAGCCTATTGGACTGACAGAACAGCTATTGCTCCATATCTTAAAAAAGGAACACAAGTTTATTTAGAAGGCGTTCCAGAAGCAAGAACTTATACTAACAAGAATAATGAAACTTTGCCACAATTAAATCTTAGAGTAATTTCATTAAATTTATTATCAAGCAATAAGCCTGCGGCTCCTCAAGAATCTAATAAAGATTTTTTAAGTCAGCCAAATGGATTTGAAACAACTGATGAAATCCCATTTTAAATGTATATTCACGAATTAAGAAATATAATTTATGTCAAAACGCCGCTTGGTAACGGAAAAGCAATCGCTTGGATTGATTACGGAACAGAACTTAACACTGTTTGGAAAGTTGTATTGCACGAATCTGGCATGGTGCGGAACTTTTACGACACAGACATCCTCGTATTACCCAATAAAATGGACGGAGGAAATATCGATCACAACTATTTTAAAAACCGAAAAATATGAATTATGACACAATTAGCTTCAATTTGTCAATCCTTATTAAAAGGTGAAATATTATCAATTATGAATGGTTTTCATAACTTTGGATGCACTAACTTGCCCAGAGAAATAGGTAGGGGGGTGGAAAGGAAATTTGGAGCTTCAGTCGAAAGGCAGGAGGTAACCTTCAAATCAAGATACAATCATGTTGGAGTTTATTATGAGTATAGATTAGATACAAAAGCTCCAAAAAACAAGGAAGCAATAAAAAAAATGAAGGATTATATTAAAAAAACACAAAAATTAAATTAAATGAATTTTAAGCCATTAAACAAAAGAGTATTAGTAAAAGTTGATAAAGAGAAAAAACAAACCGATGCAGGTATCTTTTTACCTGAATCAGTTCAAAAAGACTTCGCAACAGGCGTTGTAGTTGCAGTTGGTGATGAAGCCGAGCTTGTGAAAGTTGGCCACAAAATCATGTTTGCCCACAGTGTTGGGGTAGATATTGAGGTCGATGGAAGCCCTTATAGGCTAATTCCAGACGAAGGCTATATTGACGCAATCGTTTAATTTTTAAAATGCCTTCAAAAATTTGAGGGCATTTTTAATTTAAATACTATAAAAAACCTAATTTTATGCCAACTATGAAAGCAAAACCAATAAATCATATATTTCTTAATCTAGAAAAGCCAATTCAGGATACTATAAAATTGGGAGATTTAGAGTTATATCTTGACGGATCGTATCGACCAGAATGGAACGCAACTGTTATAGGTGAAGTATATTCCTTGCCAAAAAACCCAAAAGGCACAGATGGCAAAGTTGTTTCTAAATTAAAAGAAGGGGACAAAGTGCTATTTGATTATTCTGTTGTAGCTGAAAGGAAATTTGAATCCGATGGGGATTATTTTACCGAGATTACAAAAGATAGTCCTTATTACCAAAAATTTACCAATGGCAAAGGAGAATCATTATTGATTGTAGCTATGCCGGGTAAGATTTCTCATATTTGGGTAGGTACTTATCATGATAAAAGAGGAAATTTTATTGATGGATGCCAAGGAGCAGAACATAATATTAGTAGATGGAAAGCTCAGTTTAACTTTGGTAATACTCAATCTTTTTTCTTTAAAAATCTTGTTGACACAGGAACGAAAGATGTATGGAAAGCAGATTATAGAGATATATTTGCAAAAGTAGAAAATGATGAATTAACAACAGTTGGTAATAGAATTATTCTTGAACCAATTGATATTGATTTGCCACAGGATGTGATTAAAGAAATGGGTGTAGTAGATACAATCAATGCGAAAGTAAGACTAGGAGATAGAGCTAAAGTTTTATCTGTGCCAGACGGGGTGAATTTAAAAAAAGGAGATGTTGTTGGTTTTGAACCACAATTTCTTGAGAAATATGAATATAACAATAAACAATATTATTTAATAAAATCCTATCGAGCTTTAGGAATTTGGGAGGACACAAACAATGGCATACAACATTAATGATGTATATAATTTCTTAGTCTTTATCGTAAGAAAAGAAAGAGGGGTATTTATAACAATACCCGAAGCGATGCAGACTATTGATAACGCACAACTTGAGGCAACCGAAGATTGGTTTTCTCAATATGGTGTTACTCAAATAATTCATGATGCAATTAGGAAATTAAGATCACAAGTTCAATTTACATCTGCATCAGATGGTCAGGTAACATTTGCATCTGATTATTTGCATATGATTGGTAACGCGTACACGGTTACAGGAAGCACAATCAATGCGGTAAGATTTGTTAGTGAAGATGAATTGCCTTTTGCATTAACAAGTCAACTAAGATCTGTTTCAACATCTAAGCCAATTGCAAAAGACACATCTGTTGGATTCCAAATATATCCTCAGTCAACTCAGACAGGTTTTTACAATTATTTACGCAGACCAGTTACTCCAGTTTTAGGATATACTCAAACAGGTAGAACAATAACTTATGATCCAAATACTAGCACTCAATTAGAATTTACAGATGTTTACATTAATAATATCATAGCGCGTGCATTGAAATTTTGGGGTATTAATATGGCTGAACAAGATATTCAGCAATTTGCTCAATTACAAACACAAGAAACTAAATAAAAATGGCTAATAGTACTAAATTTTTAATGGCCGAGCAGGTTTTGCTAAGATTAGCAGGAGGTTACAGAGATGTAGCTCAATCTGTTCAAATGGAAGATGTAGTAAAGGCAATTGAGCAGGTAATTAACACCATGTTTCAAACGCAATATTACAGCGCAGTATTGCCAACCGGTGAAACAATACCAGACAATTTAATGATAGCGTTTTACGAAAGTATTCCGGTTACTTCATATGGCGATAAAGCAAAAGCAGAATTACCAATAGTGCCAATTTCTTTACCAAGAAATATGGGCATTTATAGAGTAGTAACAACAAGTGATATTGATTATGTGCCTGTTCCATTAGGTCAGGGTGCATTGCTAAAGGCTGATAAATTATTAAATGACCTTTTAGGAAGCGTTTATTACGAGGTAAGAAAGAATGAGGTTATATTTTCAAAAGATATTACACTTCTTGACGTATCAGAGGTAAATATGTATTTAGTTGTTATGGATATATCATTATATTCTAACACAGATCCATTGCCAATACCAGCCAATATGGAAGAAGAAATTATAGAAAAAGTATTCGCTAAATTTGCTCCAATAGTTCCAGAAACAGGAATTGTAAACAGTTATAGTGAATTACAAAGCAAAACTAATTAAAGATGACAACAGCTAGTTTAGATTTTATAGTAAAAAACTATTTACTTAAAAAGGGATACCCACTTCATTGGTATATGCAATTCATGGTGTACGCAGCAGATTGCTTGCGTGAAATTACCTTTGACGATTTAAGGGTAATTAACACAAAAATATTGCCGGTAAATCAATCAATCAATGCAGCAGATTTGCCAGAAGATTATCAAGATTATGTAACTGTTGGCGTTATGATTGGTCAAAGAATTAGACCATTGGTTCCTACAAGTACATTAAACCCATTAGTGAGCTTAGATGTAAATCAAAATTACGCAGAGCAAGAATGGACTGACAATGTCGTACCGCCGGGATCTAATGAGAATCAACTTTATTATGGGGCTTTGCCATATGCTCAGTGGTTTACTGTAAGATATAATGATTATGGCGAAAACATTGGTAGATTTTTTGGTTTAGGAGCAGGCTATCAAGAAGATACATTCCAAGTATTTAAAGAAAGAAACCAAATACAATTAGACCAAAAATTTTATGTAGAAAATATTGTTTTACAATATGTTTCTGATGGTCAATCAGCAGACGCTGCATCTTTAGTTGATCCATATGCTATTAGAACGATTCAGGCTTATATTGATTTTCAAATGAAAGCCCATAACAGAACTTATAATATGGGTGAAAGACAATTAGCCGAAAATAACTATATCAAAGAAAGAAAAATATTAAGAGCTAGAAAATCAGATTGGAGTGTAGAGAAGATTAAGAGAATTGTTCAGAAAAATACTATGGGCGCACCAAAATCATAATTGAAATGATCAGAAACAAAAAAATATTTACAGGCGGAGCTAACCAAGACGATAGTTTACACTTGATTGAGGACACTCAGTATTTAAGAGTAATGAACGGAAGGGTTGGCGTAACCCAATATGGTAGAAACAATCGTGTCGAGGGCGTGCCGGGTACAACTTCAATACCTCAATCAAAATATCCTCCATACGGGGCAAATATTACAATTGGAAGCTGTATAGATATAGAAAATCAACGAATGGCTTGGTTTGTTTATAATACTATGGGCGATCATGGTATTTATTGTTATGATATGGTAGCCAATCAAGTTTATGCAGTAATATATGATAGTCAAATAGAAGGTGGCTTAAATTTTAATAAAGATTACAGGATAGATCGCAATTGTAAGGTAATAAATGGGGTGTTGTATTGGTCAGACAATTACAACGAACCCAAGAAAATCAATATTGATAAGGGGATTAAGACCAACCAAGCTGGTTATTCTACAAACGAAACAGCGTATGAAATTCCATCTGGCGGCATCCCATATACTACTTTTACAATAATCAGACGCCCGCCTTTTTATGCATTAAATGTAATTAAAGAGGCAAATGCAACATTTGATAATAATTTTATCGAAGAAGCTGCTTTTCAAATGTGTTATTACTATGATTTTGTTGATAATGAAAAGTCAAGACTATCTGCTTTTAGTACTTTAATGAATTTTAATTCTCCAAATCAAGATGCTTATAATTTTATTAAATGCACAATACCTTTTTCTGAAAAAATAGAAAGTGAAATAGAAAGAATAAATATTTGTGCAAAAGATGTTGTAACTAATTTAACATTTATTGTAAAAACTTTTGATAGATATAATCCTGTTGATGCATTAGCTATTTTTGAACACAATGAAGGTACGGCTCAATTAACATTTGATTTTTATAACGACATAACCGGAGTGCCTTTAAGTGCTAGTCAATCATCAATACCATTTGATTTGGTTCCTCAAAAAAGCACGACACTTGAAACAGCAACAGCTAGATTGTTTTTGGGAAATAATTTAGCTGGTTATGATACGCCGATTTTATCTAGTTTAGCGATTCCATCTACAACATTAATAACTCCAACTGGAAGTGATGGTGATCAAGTTTTTAAAACAAGTGGATCATATAATATATCCATTGTTTTTTATGATAGATTTAGAAGAAGATGCGGTGTTGCTAATCCAATTAATTATACAATACCATATTTTACGCAAGATCAAACTTCTTTTATACAATATTTAAATTGGACATTAAGCAATGTTAATGCAATAAATGAAATACCAAATTGGGCATATTTTTATCAAATTGTTCAAACAAAAAGTTTAGTTCAAAGCGATTTTGTTCAAATTGCAACGAATGGCATACAGTATGCAACAAAAGTTCCAGAAGCAGAAGGCGGAGGTTATACTTATGGTAATATATATTCTTCTAGCGTATATGCAATAGCTCTTAATCTATCAAGTTTAACGTCAATAGGTTTGGGTTATAATTTTAAAGAAGGTGATTTGTGTCGTATATCAAAGCCGGAAGTAATATGCATCGAATACGAAGTTTACGCAGATGACGGAACTGAAGATAAAAATGCTTATTCCTATACTTACACTGCATGTAATGGGGCTTTAAGAAGCGGTTCTAGGGTAAATCAAGGGCCTTCTATAAATATATGCGCACAGGAAGGAACTGTTATATCAGATTCTCCTTATATTTTTGCAGATGAAATAGGGCCATGCGGTGGTAAAGATGCAACAAGTTACAACGTGCAAGTAATTGGTCAAGATGGGCAATTTGTTCTAGTTGAAGCATTTGATTTAGGTTTAGTTTCAACTACAGATTATACAAAAATTGAAATTTACACGCCTAGAAAAACTTCAGTTGAAGAACCTTATTACGAAGCAAGTATAGTTTATAAAATTAATAACCCATCAAGTATTACTAGACAATACAATACAACAAGTGGTCAGCTTTTAGGTGATGTTTATGTTTTAGAAAGGATTGACGGAGCTGAAGATCCTTATTTTACAGAAAATATGTCGCCAAATGATAGGATTTGGCAATATTGGAATACAAACTCTGGATGGGCTAATTTTATTACTAGTCTTGGTCAGGCTCAAAATGAATATGAAATAAGATATTCTAATGTTTATACAACTGGTACAGCTAACAATGGATTAAGTACGTTTGAGGTATTAAATTTTAAAACAGTGCCACTTGGTATGGGTAACATACAAAAATTACAACTTGCATCTAAAACAACAGAACAAGGGGTTATTATGTTAGCTATTGGTTCTTTCCAAACAGCATCTTGTTATCTTGGTGAGGTTCAGGTGGTAGGAGCATCTCAAAATGCTTTCTTAGCTCAAGATGTGGCTGTAATAGGTACAATTAATGTATTAAAGGGTATGCTAGGCACAACACAGCCAGAAACGGTAGTTGAGTATCTTGGAGTTATTTTCTGGTATGACCTTAATAATGGACAAATAGCTCAATATAGCTCAAATGGAGTGTTCCCAATTAGTTCTTTCAAAATGGAAAGACTATTTAAAAACTATGCAAAAGGTTATTTAGCAGCTAATTCTAATAACTTAGATAATATAAATGGATTTCATCATATTCCAACCTACATTGATCCATTTCACAAAGAATTTGGAATATCATTGCCGGGCTTGATTTATGAGAACTATGCAGACACATTGCCTAGTTATCCAACAGTACCAGCATACGCAAGTTCTATTATAAATAGATTTGATATATCTGATAATTTGTCAAAGACAGTGGTATTCCATTTGCAAGATAACCAATGGAAAAGCGACTATCAATTTATAGCTGAACAATACGAATATTTTGAAAATAGAATGTTTGGCTTTAAAAACGGGGCTTTATATGAGTTTAATACCAATACTTCCACGTGGAACACTTGGTTTGGTACTCAATATCCTGTAAGAATATGTTGGGTGGTTAATCAACCTTTAAGTGGATTAAAAGATATGGCAGAATTGGTAGTTGAGGGTAACCAAGCTCCAGACTACACGGTTTTGTACACTACACTTCCAAACACACAAATTACAGATTTGACAGAAACAGAGTTTGTAAGCCAAGAAGGGATATATTATGGAAGGTTTTTGAGAGATAGATTATCGCCTAATGCGACAGGTACGCCAGACCAGAAGATGTTAAACGGGGATGTGATTCTTTCTCAAATTCCTCAAATTATGGCTGAATGGCAGTCTTACGACTCAATAATTTATGTTAATTTTGTAGATGTAGGATTTAACCTTTCAAGAGGTCAAAATTTTATTTTAGGTAATCAATAAAAGTATTAATTTTAAATAAATTATCAGTATATGGACCCAATGACAATAGGCGCAATAATAAGCGGAGTTAGTGCTTTAGGTAAAGGAATATTTGGCATGAGCCAAATGAATAAGGCTAAACAAATAAATCCTGTATTTGCAGAATATAAAGAAAATCCTTTAGCTAGACAAAATTTAGGCGCAGCTCAACAATTATTTTACGGAAGAACGCCGGGCATGAGTCAAGCTCAAGCTAATATTCAAGCAGCTCAAGCAAATCAATTAGCAGCAGGTCAAAGAGGCGCAACTGACTCTGCAACATTATTAGCATTAGGCGCAGGATCACAAGGCGCAACTAATGCAGCACTATCAAACCTTGCAGCGCAAGAAGCTCAACAAAAAATGGGCATGTTTGATAATTTAAGTAGAGCATATGCAATGTCTATTGGAGAAGGAGATAAAGTACAACAAAATAAAATGATGAAATTCCAATTTGATGCAAATGCACAAAACGCATTACGTCAATCTGGTATTAGTAATATATTTGGTGGGGCAAGCGATATAGCAGGAGGATTAATGCAATATGGTAATTATCAAAATGCACAAGATTATAACAAGGCGCTTATGGGGATGAATACGCCAAAGCAACCAATTCCGATACCAACGCCAACGCCAAGCCCTTCTGGCTCTAGTATGACGCAAAAGCAAGTAAATAGAATGATGGGTAACCCATACGGTTTAAATTTTTCAAATTAATAAAAAATGGCAAACGAAAATTTAGGTAGTTATGCGGTAACGCTTCCGAATATGTTTCAAGCTCCCGGACAGGCGCTACAGTCCGCAACTGAACAAGTACAAAGACAAGGTGAAAATCTTGCTCAAATGCAAATGCGTCAACAAGAAATTGCTGAAAGAAAAGCTGAAAGAGATGAAGCGCAATTGTATAGAAAAATGCAAACTATACAAGAGCTTTCTGATTTGTCAAAATATCAAACCGCAAATGATGTAGCAAATGCTATTGGAAATAAAAATGCTTTTGAAATAAGAAAAAAATATATAGACCTTGCAAGGCAGGGTAAAGTTAATGATGCTGATATTTTTGAGGGAATTAATAAAGAAATAGCTTCTACTGCACAAGGAATGAACGCATTAAAAGCGGAAGGCGAAAATTTTGAAAATGAACTAAAAAATTTGAAGCAGATAATGCCAAAATTAGATGCGCCAAGATTATTGCGAGATTATAGAAAAGATGTAGTTAATAGAAGAATAGAAGATGGAGTTTCATTTAAAAATCCACTAGAGGTTCAGCAATCTGAATTTGCTACTAATTTATTAGATCCGGATAACTTAAGTGATTATTTAACAGATATAAGCGATTTAGAAAAGCAAGTAGTAAGCCCAAAATCTGTAAAAGAAATGAATTTGGCAGTAGGTTCTTCAAAAGATTTTGTTCCATTTGAAGGTAAAGTTCCATTTTTTGCTGAAGCAGTATTACCAGAAGGATATATAGAAGGAGATTATTTGCCAAAAGGATTTGTACCCGAAACAAGGGTTAAGTCAGAAATCATTCCTGAAATAAAAAAATTAACAGGACTTGATTTTAAAGTAGTTCCTGATGATGTATATAATAATTTTGCAGACGATCCAATTGGCAAAACAAATGTTATTGCACTAGCAAAGCAAAAGTTTCCTACATACAAAAAATTTACACCTGTTGAAAAGTATAATGCCCAAAAAAATGCACTTTATGATTATATAACCCAAAAGAATGTAAGCGGTTTTACAAGCAAGGAAAGAAAGGTAAAAGCAGATACTAATGTCAATATACCTAAAGAAGAAAAAGGATTAGAGGGATTGAATTGGGTTAAGAATTTTAAAACAGCTCTTGAATCAAAAGATACAGGATCGGCAATAGCAGAAGCAAGAAAACTATTTGCAGGAGCCGGCGGTAAATATGATTTTAAAGACTTAAAAATAGCGCCAGACGGCGGATTGAGATTTATTTATTATGATGATTATACGGGCGAAGATAAAGATGTAAAAATTAGTCCAAATGATCCAAATAAATACTATAAAATCGCTAACTTGTACCAGAATATAACGGGTCAAGATGTAAAGATGGAAAGGAAAGTTTTAGGTGGAAAAGAAGATTTATCAACACCTGCACAAAGTGGCAAAATTACCGTAATTTTAGATGGAAAATTAGGTGAAATACCGGCTAATAATTGGGAAGCATTTAAGAAAAAATATCCGAACGCAAAAAGACAATAAAAATGGCAGATCAAAATCCGTTTTCTGAATTTGGTGGTGAATTAAAAACAAAAGTAAGTACAGATAATCCCTTTTCTGAATTTGGCGGTGAATTAAAAAAAAAAGAATCTACATCTTCAGGATTTTCGGTTACACCATTAGCATCTCAAGATAAGTTTCAGCAAGGTTTAGCTATGGCTAAAAGCCCAATAGCTTCTGCTGTAAAGAAAGATACACAAAAAGACGATAGCAAGTTTGCTGGCATGTATAATAATGCATTAGCAGGAATTTCAACAGCAGTTGGTGGAACGGCATATTTGGCGGAAGTTGTGTTTGGGGGTAGGCCAGAAACTATGGTTACTCGACTTGCATCTGCAAGAGCATTACAACAAAAAGCTGAAAACTTTTTTGATAAATTAAGGTCTGACAAATCATCCAAGCAGTTTGAACAAGAGCAACGAGAGCAGTTTGATATTACTCCTTTACAAAAGGAAAACCAAATGTCAAGAGAAGATGCTTTGTTTTTAACAATGCTTGATCCAAAAAAATTAAACCCTATTCAATTAGAAAAATACAATCAAATTTTATCTCAAAATAAAGGGAAGGAAGCTCCATCTTCTGTTTTTAGTGGGGTAGATGTTAAAGACGTAGAGTCTGCTATTTTTCAAGCTCCTCGCCAAATTCTTGATTTTACTATGGGTGCTGCATCAAGTGGTTTTTCATATGTTCCACAGGCAATTAGCAATGCATCTAATGAAATTTACGAGGTTGATAAAGAAAATAAATTAACTGATGCTCAAAAAGCAATTTATATATTTACGCAAGCAGCTATTCAAACTGCATTAGAAAAGGTGTCATTAGATTTAATTTTAAAAAATACAGGATTAGGCAAATTTGCAAAACAAAAAATTGCAAATCAAATAACAGATAAATTTGTAAAAAGTGGGATAAAGGCAACAGCTGAAGATATAGAAAAAGAAGCAATAAAATTGGCTAGCTCTATGGCATCGAGAGCTAAAAGAATAGGGATAAAGGCCGTAACCGGGGCAATAACAGAGCCAGGAACGGAGGGATTACAGACCGGTGGATCAGAGGGTATTAAGCTATTGACAAACAAATTGTCTAAAACCAATGTATTTAATGAAAAAGATATAATTGCAAATCTTGGCAAGAATATAATTAATTCTGCTGTTTTGGCCACCGGTCCGGGAGCTATTGGTGGCGGATTTGTTGGGGGGTTCCAAAATACCAATAAAGCAATAAGAAGCGAGGTAGCTAAAGCAGGTAAAAAATATTTTATTGATGGTACTGAAGTTTCTGAAGCTGAATTTAACAAAGCAACAGGTAATAAAAATGTAGTATCGGATATTACCAATATTCAACAAGAAATAAGCAAGCAAGTTGAAGAAGGTAATATTACACCACAGGAAGCAGAAGCGGCAAATATTACAGCGCAACAATACGCCCAAATAGCGGGTAAAATACCAACAACAGTAAGCCCTCAAGATAAGTATAGGATTATAGGCGGTATTGAGCAAAGAGAAGCATTAAATGCAAGAAAGCAACAAGCATACGATGAATTAACCAATTTAGATCCTGTATTCAGAAAAGAAAAGCAAGATCAAATTGATTTGATTCAAGCTAAGATAGATGAAACAAACGACTACCTAGAAGGCATTGTAAGTGGTAAAAAACCTGAATATAAAGAGAAAAGAGGAATGTACTTTAAAGTAGATTCTGAAGGCAACGAAACGCCTATAAATAAGGAAACTTATGACTTAGCAAAGTCAATTAGAGAAGAAGATGAAAGAAAGGCAAAAGAGGAAGTAGATACAACTCCTGCGGTTATTATGCCAGAAGAAAACGTAGCTCCTCAAGTAGTAGAGCCAAGCAAAGGGCCTGCCGTTATAATGCCAGAGGAGAATGTGCCTGCTGAAACAACAGTAGTAAGACCAGAGCAACAAGGGAAAGGTGCTGCTGTAATTATGCCAGAAGCTAACGTAGCTCCTGAAGTTGCAGAAACAATGGTTACTGAAGAAGTTAAACCAACTCAAGTAAAGCCAGAAATAAAATCAAAACTACAAGATTATAAACAAAAGTTTTCTAGCATTGATTTGTTGAAAAATCCTACCAAAGAATCAATTGACAAATTTATAGAAGGATATGATTTTAACAAAGGCAAAATGGCTTATGAAAATATTCAGGAAGCTCCATCTGGTTTAAGTGATCAAGAAGTAAAGAAATTTAATGTTGAAAATAGCACAAACCCAAAAGAATTAGTAGAAATTTATTTATCAGAACCAAAAGAAAGTAAATTATCTGCAAAAGAGGAAGTAATTGCAGAAGGTTTAAGCAAAGTAACACTATCTAGTTTTAAGAGATTTGGTGATAAAAACCTTATTACTGGGGGAATGGCAAGGACATATTTTAATAAAGGTGCTAAAGGCATAGATGTAAGGGCGCAGGAATTGTCTAAAGAATTAGACATAGAGCCTAAAGATATTGTAGACTTTATGGTTAAATATCCAAGTGGGGCATCTGCTGCACTTAGATCTGGTGAAAGCGATGTTGCGTATGCCGCAGCAATGAAGTTTCAAGATTTAACAGGTTTGCGTATGTCTGACAGGGTGGCTAAAAAAATATCCGATAAGGACAAGGCTCCAAAGAAAAAAACTGAAATAGAATTTGATGAAGAAGAAGTTCCAACTCAATTTGAAGGCGGTTTTGTTCCATTTGAAGAAGAAATGGATATTGAAGGAATGGAAGAACCACCATTCGCAGTAGAAGAAGCAACAACAGAAGAAGTAGCCCAAATGCAAGATATAGTAAAAGACTATATTGACGAGGGAACTACGTCTTTATCTGAAATCAAAAAAGCTATTGCTAAAGAACTTGGATACAATACCAAAAAACTAAGACAGACAATAGATGATGCTTATAATAAATATACTGCAACAAAAGGAGCAGCTCCGGCAGAAGTAACAAGCGGTGTTATCGGAAGAATCGGGAACGCATTGAAAAAAATGTTTGGCAAGGATGCGCAAAAGCCATTCATAGCAAAAGACTCAAAAGCGTTAGAGGCGAAACTAAAGGATATAAGAGAAGATGTAAGGTTCCAAATTGAAGCAGGATTTAGAGGCACAAACGATATGCCAGTTGCATATAGATATGATACCGACAAAGTTGCTAGGGAAAGATTTGATATACCAAAATTAAAAAAAATTGGAGAAGGTAGTGATAGAGTTGTTTTTGATTTAAAAGATGGTAAAGTTCTTAAAGTTGCAAAAACACCAAGAGGCTTAGAGCAAAATATATATGAAGGTGATTATTACTTAGCAGGGACAATACTGCCTGAAACTTTTGAAAGAGGATTGAATTATGTGGTAGTAGAAAAAATTAGCCCAGCGATAACAAGGACTATTGATTTAGGTATTGCTGATATAAATATTGAGTCTGATAAAAAAGGAATTGGTAAATTAAATGATTTATTAAAAAAATTAAAACAATTTACTCAAAAAGATTTTGATAATTATAATGGCGATTTGCAAGATATTTTAGCTGAATATGATTTGACAGATATAATGAATTATGATGTTATATGGAATGATTTTACAGCTAAAAGAAATTGGGGATTAAAAAATGGCGAACCATTGCATTTGGATGGCGGAACATTTGGTGGTATTCAAATGCTTGATAGATTCAAGGGTCAAAAGCCATTAAACGATTCTGAATTTAGAGATATTTATAATAGAAGTAAAAAGGCTAAGATTGAAAATAAAGATGTAGATAAGTTTACCAAATTTATGGCAGAACCTAATGCTGATTTAAGCAGAGGGATAGAAAAACAAAAGATAATAGATAAGGCAAAGCAAGATGGAACTTTTATGAAAGCTCCTAATGGCAAAAAGTCTAATTTAAATGAAGAACAATGGGTATCTGTTAGAACTAAAGAATTTAAAAATTGGTTTGGAGATTGGGAAAACAATCCTAAAGATGCATCTAAAGTATTAGACAAAAACGGAGAGCCAAGAGTTATATATCACGGCACAAATGCTAATTTTGATAAGTTTGATAAAGAAAAATTAGGAAGTAAGAACTGGATGGCAGATTCTGCTTATACCGGCTTTTTCTTTGCGGGGGATGAAAAAACATCTCAAGCATACGTTGGTATCAACAATGCTGATTGGATGGGATTAAGTATGTCGCAAAGCCCTATATTAACTAGCGTAGTTAATAAATATAAAACTGAATTAGAGGCTGCTGAAAAAGCTATTGAAAATGTATCTCAGGCGGAAATCGAGAAGGCTAGAAAAAAACATGAAAAATCAATTGAACCATTAGTTGATAAATTAAGAGAAATTAAAACTCCGGAATCTTTTATCAAAGAATTCGCAGAATTTAAAAGAATACCTACTGAGGTTTTTAAAGATATTGATAGAATCAATACAGAAAACGGGAATAATAAAAGACTTAATGATGTAAAGGATAAGATATTTAAAGAGGTTGAGAAAGGTTGGTTTAATGAAAAAGGTCTTGAGCCAATCATTTTAAATCTATTCCTAAATGTTAGAAACCCGCTTGTGTTTGATTTTGAAAATAATGAAGATACAGAAGGTTTAACTGAAAAAATAAAGGCAGCTAAGTTATTAGGCAATGATGGTGTAATATTTAATAACCTTGCTGATGGCGCTGACGTAGATGATATATTTGTAGCGTTTGAACCAAATCAAATTAAATCTGCTGAAAAGAATACAGGAGCTTATGCTGTTGATGATGAAAGAATTAACTTTATGTCAGATAGTGGGATTCTTGGATTTACTTATAAAAACAAAATGTACTTGAATGGGGAGAAGTTAAACCCAAATACTCCAATACATGAAGCAGGCCATATCTGGGTAGAATGGACAAAAATAAACGATCCTAAGATTTATGCGAAAGGCATGGAGTTAGTTGAAGGTTCTCCATATTTAAAAAAGGTAAAAGATAGTAAGTTTTACCAACAGCAAGCAGAAAACATGACTGATGCTGAAAAGGCAGATTATTTTAAAAACGAAGCGCTAGCGATGGCTATTGGTGATAAAGGTGCGCAATTTGTTGTAGAGTCTAAGAAAGAATCATTCAAAGATTGGTTAAAGACATTATGGACTAAGATAAAGAGCTTAACAGGATTTAAAGATTTAACAGAAGAAGAATTTCAAAATCTTACTTTTGAAGAATTTTCTAAAATGGCTGTTAAGGAGATATTGGGAGTAGAGAACGACCTAGACCAGTTCCAAGCTGCAAGATCGATGAAGAAAAAGAAAGAATTTGTAAAAGGCAAAGTAAGAGGAGAAGCCAACAAAAGAGCAATAGACGATTTTGAGGTAGAGGACATGGTTAAGTTAATCAAAGCAGATTATGATTTACAAACACTTAAAAATATAAAAGATGCCATACAAAAGCGAAGCGCAGAGGAGGTTCTTCCAAGCCAACCGCGCAAAATTGGAGAAAGAAGGGGTGAACGTAAACGAGTGGAACCAAGAGTCGAAGGGGATGAAGCTGCCGGAGAAGGTGAAGCAACACCAACCGAAGATGTTGAGAAGGAGTGGCAAGGGGCGATAACAATTGCCGCAAATGAAGAAAGAAGGCAAATGCTAGGCTTACCAGAGTACCAAAGAGAAAAGCAATCATTTGAGGAGTGGACTAATAAGGCCATAAAGATGATTAAAAGAGGGTATAATGTAGAGAAGCTGCTTGACAAAATGGAAAAAGGAAATTACTCGCCAACTCCTGAAGAAAATCAAATAAGAAAGATTTATGTAGCAAAATTAAAAAGTGATTATGACGCTAACCCTACTCCAGAATTAGAGAAAAAATTAATAAGATATACTCAATTAAACGATATAGTAAATTCTCAATTGGGTAGACAATTAAGATCTTTAGCTGATGTTGCAGAGCCAAGAGAAACACTTGCAGACTTTGTAATATCTAAAATGGAAGCTAATAATGTTGACGAGCTTACAGAAAAACAAAGAAAGCAAGTAGAAAAGCAATACGAAGAAATTAAAAAGAAAGAGGAAGATGTAGAAGCCAAATTAGAAATTAATGACGAGCTTAATGCTCAATTGCTTGCTGAAACTGTATTTAAAGAAGAAAAAGCAAAGAGAAAACCTTACCAAAAAACAAAAGACTATAAGGCAGATAGAAAATCAATCATAGAATCTATTAAGCAAAAATGGAAAGATAAGGATAAGCCTACTGATGTTTTAATGGCATTGCCTTTCCCTGTTCCAACAAAAAAAGCTCAACAACTTGTTGCAATTGCACCGGATGTTAGCAAATTAATGGCATCTTATATAGAAGAAGGTGTTGATGATTTAAAAGAAATAGTAAGTCGCATTTATGTTGATTTAAGAAATGAAATAGATGGATTATCTGAAAAGGATATATTTGATGTTATTGCAGGAAGGTATAAAAAAGAAAAGCCATTATTAACCCAATTGCAATTAAAGAAAGCTGAATTAAAAAAAGAAGCTGAATTAATCGCTAAGATTGAAGATATAATGGCTGGCAATATGCCAACTAATGAAAAGGCAAAAATTGAACAAAATCAAAGACTTACTCAGTTAAGAAATGAATTAAGAGATTTAAAGAAAGAAGTTGGTTTTTATGATTTATCAAAAATCAATTCTTTAAAAGAAAAGAATCTTGAAAAAATCAAAGAAATTGATGAGAAAATTCAAAAAGGAGATTTTGAGAAAACAATAAAAGCCCCATCATTTTTAGAAAATCCTGAATTTAGAAAGAAGTATCCTAAAGAATATGAGGCTTATATTCAATCCGTAAGGGAATTGTCGGATAAAAAACATGAATTTGAAGTTTCTTTAGCTAAAGATGAACTAAAAGGTTTGACATTTAGGGATAAGCTAATGAAAAGATGGGGGCCTGAGTTTAAAAATACTTTATCTGCAATTAAAGCTACTGCCGATAACTCCTTTATATTTATTCAATTAGGCCCCGCAATGTGGCAAAACCCATTATTATTGCCTAAAGTATTGAATGAGCAAAGAAAAGTAATTTTTAATGAAGGTAGATTTAAGAGAGAAATAGTACAAATCTTTGAAAACAAAGAGCTTGCAAATCTAATTGAGGTTTCTGGTTTAGATATTTTAGATCCACAAACTTTAAGAGAAAGTTTAAGAGAAGAACAATTAGGTGGAACAGATTTTTTAGAAAGAAGCGTAGAAATAAAAGGAAAAAAATATTCTTTAGCTACAATAATTAAAGCTCCTTTTGAAAGAATTGCGATCGCAGCCGGAAACTATGTAAGATTAAGGTTATTCTTAGAAAGCGTAAGCCATTTAGAAGCACAAGGTAAAACGATTGAAACTCATGAAAAGGAGTTCAAAGATGCTGCAAGAATTGCAAACGAATTGACTTCTAGAGGCGAAATGTCTGAAGAATTTAAAACCGGTAAATTGAAAACTTTATCATCATTAATGTGGGCCCCAAAGATGATTAGTTCTACATTAAATTTATTAGGTATAGGTGATGCATATAATTGGGCATTAGGTAGAAAAGGTTATTACGCTAGTTTATCTCCTGAATTAAGAAAAGTAGCTATTAGTAAAATGGCCATAGCAATTACTGTTCCTTATTTAATTATGGCAGCTATTGCTTTGGATGATGATTTTGAGGTTGATTATGATCCAAGAAGTGTAACATTTGGTCAACTAAAGCAATTGTCAACTGGTGAGTCGTGGAACCCATATGGCAGATTTACTTCTGTTGTAAGATATATAATACTTATGTTGATGGGTGTAAGATATATAGGGGATGAAAAAATGAGAGCTGACTTTAAAACAGAAACCTTTAAATTTTTTAGGGGTAAAATGGCACCCGCTTATGGCCTTGCACTTGATTTGGCTTTCAGAGAGGGTTTTGATGGGCAGCCTTTAAGTTTTGAGGATGTTGCAAAAGACGCAGTAACTCCTTTAGCATTAAAAGATTTAAAAACATATTTAGAAGATGATGGTACATGGGGATTAATTACAAAAGGGTTGCCAGCTATAACTGGTATTAAGGTTGGTACCGAAAAGCAATTTAATCAAGCGAAGCAGCCATTGGAGGATGTTATTAAAAAGCATGCTAGAACAGATGATACATATTATTCTTTTGAATTAAAAAATCCATCTACCAAAGAAATAGCAACCAAAGAGCAATTTGATAAATTTGTAAAAGAAAGAGATAGATTAATCGCAGAAAAGCTAACTGACCTTTATAATGGCTATGTGATTACAGATTCACCAAATCCAGTTCCTTTTGTATCATTAGAAGCAAATGAGGCTGGCAAGCAGATTTCAACAGCTAAATCCGAAGCAACTAAAGAAGCTAAAGAAGCAGTTTTTGGTAAAAAGAAAAAAACGGCTATGGAGAGATTGATTGAACGTAAAAGAAGGTTGTTAAGAAGATAGTTTATATATTTGTATTAACTAAAACTATCTAAATGGAAACATTAGAAGAATTAAGACAAAAGGTAGCCCTATATGAACAGAACGGGGCTGCCAAGTTGTTTTACGCTTTGAATAGAAAGGCAAATGAAATGGCTGATTTGCTTAATAAGACCAACTTATCCCATTTGCTTTTAGAAGATCCAAAAGACAAGACTTTTGAAAGATTAAAAGCTATTTGGAATGATAGCTCTGCCTTGTCAACGGCAATTAAAGACTTAGGCATATCTGCTGGTGTTACTGGCGATGAGCAAAAGGATGTAGTCAAAAAGCCATTTGTAGAAAGTATAGCTGAATCTAGAAGATAATGGCTGAAGTAATAAGTATATACGGAACCAACATTACCCTACCTGAATGTGATACTGAAATAGAAGATTGGGGTGAATCTAATCCTGCCGAGCAGTATTGGAGAAGAAAAGAACTGCCTAATATCTTTCAAGCAGTAGAATACGATAAGGAAGGCAACGCTTTGCTTGATGCACAACAGGCAGCTTTTGCCACAAGAGAGGTAGACAGATGCAAGAAAGGCTTTTGGTTTTACAACAATGGCAAAGCTACATACATTACAGGTAAGCATTATTTTTACCTTCAATGGTGGAAGCTAGAGGACGATATCTATGGTGATTTCAGGGATGCAGATAGAAGGTACTTTTTGTTTCTAGACCATTGGGAAAAGACTCCTTGGTGTCTAGGTGTTGTCAGAGGAAAGAAACGACGCGAGGGTGCGACATCCCAAGCGACATCAAATATAGTTTACGAGTGTATTTTCTATAAGAATAGCTTTTGTGGTTTGACAAGTAAAACACAAATAGATGCTAAAGCAGCCTTTACCAATATGATTTCGTTTGGTTACAGACAGCTACCGGTATTCTTGAAGCCAAAGCAATTAAACAATAAAGACAGTGTAAGCGAACTTGTATTTGCCCATAAGTCAGTAGACATTAGAGGCACAAAGGGTAATGCAATAGATAATGATACCGGACATAGGTCTAGAATTGATTATCGTGCGCCTTCCTTGAACTCTTATGACTCTGGTCGTCTTAGTCGTGGTTTATTTGATGAAGGCGGAAAATGGGCAAAAGAAACGCCATTCTCGACATTCTTATCCATTGTAAGTAAAACATTGGTAAAAGGTGCCAAGAGAGTAGGATTTATTGAATGTCCATCAACCTCGAATAGTATGACTAGCGGTGGTGAGGAGTTCAAGATAGTTTGGGATGCTGCCGATCATTTGAAATATGCCAAGACACCAAATCGTTTGGTTAAGTATTTCTCGCCTGCATATGATGGTTATTTAGGATTTATTGATAGATACGGGATGAGTGTAATCGGGCCACCAACGGAAGAACAATACAACTATTTAGTTGAAAACTACGTTGGCGCAGGTGATTTGAATGAAGAAGATGTTAAGTTAGGAGCTAAAGAATACCTATTAGCCAAGCGTAAGCAATTAGAAGCCGTTCAGTTAGAGGAGGAGATAAGAATGAATCCTTTTGATGAAAGGGAGATGTTCATGCTTAGAAATACCAATTGTCATTTTGATGCGGTATTGCTTAACGACCTTTATGAAATAGCAAAGATTAATGAGAAAGAAGTGCTTGAATATGGCAATTGGACTTGGAAAGATGGAGTACCATTTACAGAAGCAGTATGGGAAACAACTAGCAAAGAAGCAGCAAGATGGACTAGGGCTAAGAATTTTAAGATAACAAAAGGCGAAACATACACAAGAAGGGGTAATTTATTTTTACCTAAAAACTCAGTGCAGTTTATAATGGGATGCGATCCATTCCAAAACTCAGTGGTTGAACATGGAGAAGGCTCAAAGGCAACTAGCTTGGTTTTAAATAGATACGATATAGGGATAAACGATCCTGTTTATAATATGATGTTTGTTTCCAAGTATCACGCAAGACCTAAGATGGTAGAGCTATTCCATATGGATATGGTGCTACAATGTTTTGCTTATGGAGGCCAAATGCTAATAGAGGCAAAAATGGATGGCGGGTTGAGAAAGTTCTTTATTGATAATTATTGCGAATCGTTTCTGATAAGATTGCCAGAAAAATCAAATTACGGAGTAGATCCTAATGCTGACAATAAAGCCCTAATGGTAAACCTTTGGGAGCAATACATTTTAACGCATGGCAAAGAAGGAAAGATAATATACCCAGAATTAATAGATGATAAATATGACGGATTAATTAAGTTCAATGTGAATGAAACGGAGGTATCTGACTTAGTAATGGGAGGCGGATGGACTTTATTTGCTGACTATTACAAAAGAGCAAACTTTAAAAAACCTGAAGCCAAATTCAAACTGACTGACTTTTTCCCACAAACTAAACTAGCGTAATGTCTTGGACTAACTTTTTTACTAAAATATTTGTCATAAACTTGCCGGAAAGAACAGATAGATTGATAGAGATTGCCGAGCAGCTTTACAAGTGGAATATCCCATACGAATTAGTCAATGCTACAAAGCATGAAAATGGAGCAGAAGGATTGCGTATAACAGTAGAGAAGATATTTAGAGAGGCGGTAAAAAACGAATGGGAGTCAGTCCTGATATTTGAAGATGACGCTATGTTTGTTGATTCTTGTGGTAATCCTAACGATACAATGAATGAAGTTGTAAAGCAATTACCTCTTACATGGGATATACTTTATCTTGGGGCGCAATGCACTACGGGTTTCAAGTTAAGAGCCTCACCTAACCTTTTATTAGTAGAAAACGCATATGCCACTCATGCTTGGGCAATATCATTGCATGGAATGAAGGAGATATTAATGGCAGTTTTAGAAGCTCCAATAGACAATTGCATAGTTAGCAAGATACAATGCCATGGAACAACTTACATTACTTACCCGCTTTTATGCACTCAAAGGCCGGGCGTATCAGATATAGGCAATACCTTTATTGACTGGCAGCCATTTATAGAACAAAGATATTATCAAAAACTAGGAAATTTATGAGAGAAATATGTATTTGTATTCCAACTTGGAATAGGGTAGAAATGACATTGAAAAGTTTTAGTAAGGTATATGACGATCCTCGTGTTAAAAACATTGTAATAGTGGACGACATGAGTGATTTGCCTATTTATAAACAATTAAAGCAAGAATGTGATAAGCTAAAGAAGGTTAAACTATTCAGAAACCTAAGTAACAGGGATTGTTACGCAAATAAGTATGTGTCTATAAGCCTATCAACTACGGACTATTGCATCATACTTGATTCTGACAATGAAATAGATACAGACTATTTGGATAAGATATATGAGCAAGAGTGGGATAAAGACACGGTATTGGCACCAGATTGGGCAATGCCAATGTTTGATTACACAGAATACGCTAACCTAATTGTAACCAAGGATAACCTATCCGAATATATAGACAAACCAATGTTTGAAACTTGCTTAAATTGCATGAACTATTTTGTAAACAAACATTCTTATTGCGAAGTGTGGGATGCGGAAATAGATCCGGTTACCAGCGATAGCTTGTTTCAGAATTATAATTGGCTAATGTCAGGCCGAATAATCCATATAGTTGACGGGCTAAGATATAATCATCTAGTCCACGATCAATCGCATTACATAAATAATGTGCAAAGAACAGGAGATTTTAGAGAAAAATTAATAGAAAAAATTAGGGAATTAAATTAAATTAATTAACTTTATCCCCTATGGTAACCTTCAACAACGCGGGAAGAATGGGAAATTACTTGTTTGAATGCTGTACGGCTATGGCCTACGCATTAAAGCATGACTTAGATTTTACCGTCCCAAACGAAACTAGCAATCCAAAATGGAATCCCATCTATTGCCCGCATTTAATAAACGATAGCTATAATCCCGGACTTGAAAAAGTTCAACTATGGGAAACAAAACATTCTTACGAAGATTTGCCATACGATCCATCATGGAAAGACAAGAATATTATAATTGAAGGATACAGACAGACAGCTAAATACTTTGACGACTATCGTAATGAAATACTTTACTTGTTAAATTTCCCATATAAAAAAATGGATGGCTATGTTTCTATCCATGTAAGACGAGGCGATTATGTAACATTAAGAGATAAGCATCCGGAAGTAACAATAGAATGGTATGAGAAGGCAATGAGTATGTTTCCTGATTATAAATTTAAATTCTTTTCTGATGATATTGCTTGGTGTATGGAAGCATTTGCGCACAGAAGCGATTGCGAATATTCTGGGAACACAGACGAGCAGTCCGACCTTGTAGAAATGAGCTGGTGTGAGCATCAAATATGTTCGCCATCTACATTCTCTTGGTGGGGTGCGTATTTAAATAAAAACGAAGATAAAAAAATAATCTTTCCGCAGTTTTGGTTTAGTGAAGGATGGTGCGGATTAGATACTAGTGATATTGTTAAACCTGAATGGATAAAATTATGAGTGATTTAATTATGTTTGATTTTCAGCATTTCTATCAAAGAATTGCAAAAGAGTTACCTAACAACGCACGACTAGCAGAAGTCGGTATTGCAAATGGCGATAGTGTTATATATCTAGCACAAGAATTAAAAAACTTGGGCAAAGATTTTAAAATTTATGCAATAGACAACATGGGCTACGGTGGTTTTTTTCAAATGAAAACCATATACGAAAATATTATAAAAAGCGGTTTGGGTGATTATATAGAAGTAATGCCTTATGCAAGTTTAGATTGTGCTAAAATGTTTAATGATGGTTTTTTAGATTTTGTTTATATTGATTCATCACATACATATAAAGAAACTAAGGAAGAAGTTGTTGAATGGTACAATAAAGTAAAAGATGAAGGCATACTTGCAGGCCACGATTTTAATGCAGATGAAGTAAATAGAGCAGTAAGTCAAATTGTACCAAAAACATTTACTAGGACAGATATTGCAGATAGAGATTTTGAGGCAGAAAAAGTTTTACATTCAGAAGAAACTGCTAACGGATGGGGATTATGGTGGTTTAAAAAACAATGGTATTTAAAATTAAATAAATTTTAATATGAAAACAGCTTGCGTATTAGGCGGTCATGGAATGATCGGGATGCAATTAGTAAAAAGATTAAAAAGCGAAGGTTATTGGGTAAGATCGGTAGATGTAAAAGAACCAGAATTTGCTCAATCAGAAGCGGATCAGGCTATGATATTAGATTTGCGTGAACCAAAAAGTGTATCAAAGGCTTTATGGAATCCAAATCAAACAACATGGCATGATACAACTAATTCTTTTGATGAAGTATATCAATTAGCTGCTGACATGGGCGGTGCTTTATATGTATTCACAGGCATTAATGATGCAGATATTATATATGATTCTACAATGATTAATTTGAATGTGGCAAAGGTTGCATCAGAGTATGGGGTAAAGAAATTGTTCTTTTCATCAAGTGCTTGTGCTTATAGCGAAAGACTACAAGAGTCATTGGATTGCGCATCATTAAAAGAAGATTCAGCTTGGGATGGCAAACCAGATAGCGTATATGGTATTGAAAAGCTATTGTCAGAACAGATTTATGATTCTTTTAGAAGAAACAAAGGCTTAGACGTAAGAATTGGTCGTTTCCATAACATATTTTCTCCTGAATGTACTTACAAGGGTGGCAGAGAAAAAGCACCAGCAGCAGTATGCAGAAAGGTGGCAGAAGCAAATGATGGCGGAGAAATTGAAATATTTGGTGATGGCTTACAGCAACGTAGCTTTTTATATATTGATGAATGTTTGGATGGCGTAAAAGCATTGATGGATTCTGATTATGTTTATCCAGTTAATATTGGTTCAGACGAAATGATTTCAATTAATGATTTGGCTAAAATGGTTATTAAAATTTCAGGTAAAACTTTGACAATTAATAATGTTGAATCAAATGCGCTAGGCGTTAGAGGCAGAAATTCAAACAATGAATTGGTGGAAAAGGTAACAGGATGGCGTCCAACAAAACCACTTGAAGAAGGAATGGTTAAATTATATAATTGGATTGAATTAGAAGTTAATAAACATAAAAGCAAAAGTATATGATGATATCATTTGACTATTTAGTCAACAAACATAATTTGGATATAAAAGGCGTTCTTCACTTAGGCGCATCAACAGGGCAAGAAAGAAAAGAATACGATAATTATTGCAAGGGAGATGTTTTGTGGGTTGAAGCAATACCATCTGTTTATTTAGAATTAGTAAAAAACATAGAACCTTATAAAAACCAAAGAGCTTTTAATGCTTGTCTAAGTAATGTAGACAATGACGAAGTGGTTTTTAATGTGTCAAATAACGAAAGCCAAAGTTCATCAATGCTAGAGCTTGGCACTCACCTTTTAATCCATCCAGAAGTACATTACATAGAACAGATAACAATGAAAACTAAAAGAGTTGATACTCTGTTTAATGGTTATAGTTTTAAAAATATAAACTTTCTTAACGTAGATCTTCAAGGCGCAGAGCATCTAGCAATAGAAGGGATGGGCGATTTAATTAAGAATATAGATTACGCATTGTTAGAGGTTAATATGAAAGAAACATACAAAGGGTGTATGCTCATCCCTGATTTAGATTATTTCATGATGCAGCGCGGATTTGAAAGAGTTGAAACAGGGGATTGGGTTGCCGATACATGGACTGACGCACTTTATGTAAGAAAATTTAATATATGATAGACGTACCAAAGGAGTTTATGCCTACCATAAACACGGTTTATCCATTTGAAAACTATACTATTTTTGAAGAATGGGTTTCAAGTAGATTTATACCAGAGTTTAATGGAAGGGCGTATTTAAGAATCCATTGGACATCATATCATGTAAATAACAATTACGGAAATGATCCGGTAGCTAGAAAAAACCTGCAAGACTATGTAGACGCTTTGCCTAGAAACCAGCAATATTGGACAATTTGCCAATACGATGATGGGGTTTTAGTTGATTTTAAGGATTTAGATATTTTGGTATTCAATATGAGCAAGAAAGAAGGGGTGGAAATACCATTGCTTTGTATGCCTCATAGTTTTGAATGGAATAATGAGAAAACAATTTTTGCATCTTTTATTGGCACTAACACACATCCAATAAGAAACCATGTGTTTAGTATCCAAAACCCAGATTATTACATATCTCAAGAACAGCATGATGTAAATAGATTTTGTGGCATAGTTAGTCAATCTATATTTGGCTTATGCCCTAGAGGGTACGGTTTAAATAGCTTTAGAATCGCAGAGTGCCTACAATATGAAACCATACCTGTCTATATCAGCGATGAGTTTGTTAATTGCTTTGATGCCAATTTTGAAGATTATGGGATAATCATAAAAGCTGAAGATGCCCATAGGATAGTCCCTATTTTAAATGGAATATCAGATATAGACATAGTTGAAAAGCAGTTAAAGATTAAAGAAATATACAATAAGTATTATACTTACCAAGGCGCATTAAACAACATAATACATAAGCTAAATGAAGATAGCGGTAATTCATAACTTTGATGCTGGAGATAGATTTGATAGGTTAATGAATGAATTTAAAGAACAAGGCATTAAAGAGTTTTCTTTCTTTCCTGCTGTATATGATTCCCATTCGGTTAAAAGGGCGATTAATTTAGCCCATAAGCAGTGCGTTCAGTATGCCAAAGACACAGGGTTGCCTGAAATATGCATAATGGAGGATGACGTTCACTTTACCAATCCGGATAGTTTTGCGTACTTTTTAAGAAATAAGCCATTAGATTTTGATATTTATTTGAGTGGCATATACATTGGGGAAATTCGTCAAGACCAAACGGTTGATAATTTTACCGGTTTCCATTGCTATATAGTCAATAGCAAGTTTTACGATACATACCTAAATACGCCTTTGGATGAGCATATAGACCGTGCGTTAGGGGGGTTGGGCAAGTATGTGGTTTCCGATCCTTTTATCGCTATTCAGTACAATGGATTTTCTTATAACACAAAAATGGAAATGAATTATGATAGCTTATTGGAAGGCAGAAAATTATATTAAATTAATTAATATAATTTAATTTGTTTTTTTTATTTACTTTTAATTAATTTTGGTTAAAATATGCAAGAAGTTTGGAAAGATATTATTGGTTATGAAGAATCTTATCAAGTTAGCAACTTAGGTAATGTAAAAGCCTTGCGCAGAAAATTTACTCCAAATGGGGCAACTAGATTTACGGAAGAAAAATTAGCAAATTTGTATATTAATAGGCATGGATATGTTAAAGTTCAACTATCTAAAGATTTAAAACAAAAACAAGTTTCAGTTCATAGATTAGTTGCTATGACTTTTTTGCCAAATAATCAAAATAAACCTGAAGTGAATCACATAGATGGCAATAAGTTAAATAATAAGATTGATAATTTAGAATGGTCAACAAGAAGTGAAAATGTCATTCATGGAATTAAAAATAATTTGATTCAAGTTAAAAAAAGAGGGTTACACAATATGTCAAAGGTTGTAATTAATATTGAAAATGGAATATTTTATGATTGCATACTTGATGCATCAGAGTCCATAAATATTGATTATAACAAATTGAGAAATAGATTGAATGGAAAAGTATTTAATAATACATCATTAAGATACGCATAATGCAACAACAAACAAACACTTATCCTAATCAGCAGATAGATCCTAGAGAAAAAGGATACGACTGGATACTACAATACTGCCGCGCGGCGTGGGGTGATTCAAGAGGGTATGTTCCTAACAATATGTTAAATTTTGGTCAATCCAAAATGAACGAAATTAGAGAATATGCATTAGGTAGACAAAGTACAACTAAATATAAAAAACTTTTAAA